GTGAAGGATATCCGGGAAACGAAGGCAGTGAAAGAGGCGCTGGCGCTGGCCGATCTGGTGATGGCCAGCGACAACCCGATCGGCGAGATCACCGGCCCTGCCGGCACCGGCAAGACCATGGCGGGCCGCGCGGTGGCGGCCAAACTGGGGGCGATCCGCATCGCCGCCTGGGACGGGATGACGCGCCACCAGCTGCTTGCGGCGGTGGCGGCGGCCATCGGCATGGAGGGGCCGGGCAGCGCCGACCGGGTGCTGCGGCGCGGCGCGGAGGCCGAGCGGGTGATGCTGGTGGTGGACGAGGCCAACAAGCTCTCCTGGCGGGTGCTGGAGACCATCCGGTATCTGGCCGACGAGTGCAGCTTTGCGGTGCTGTTGATCGGCACCGAGCTCTACACCCGCAAGTTCAGCGACGCGCGCACCCGGCCGCTTTTGGTGCAGCTGGGCAGCCGGATCGGCGCCAAGCGCGCGGGCACCCGGCACCTGGACCGCGCCGAGACCTATGCGCACGTGATCCGGCCTGCCTTCGGCGACATCACCGACAAGGAACTGGTGACGGCCTTCTGGCAGGCCTGCCGCAAGGGTAACTACCGCGAGGCGGTGGAGCTGGCCGAGGAGTGCCGCCGCATCATGGCGCAGAACGGCATGCAGGCGCTCACGCCTGCGGTGCTGGAGCTGGCGGCGAAGTGGATGGCGAACAGGCACGCGGCGGAGGCGGCTTGATGACGCTGGAGGACATCGCCGTGATCCTGGGGTGCAGCAAGCCCACCGCCAGTCAGCTTCGGTCGGGCACGTACCCGACCGACAACACCACGCTCAAGGCGCGCTATGCGCGCCTGGTGGCGGTGGTGGAGGCGGCGCGGCGGGAGGCGGCGCTGGACCCGGAGGCGATTTGCCGCAGCTGCCCGCGCGAGGATTGCACGGGCTGCCGGGTGGCGGAAATTTGACTGTTGAGGGCAATCAGGCCCGCTGGCCGGCGGGCAGATGTGTGGAGTGAATGACATGGCAAAGGCGGTGACGAAGAGCAAATCCGAAGATCTTGGCAAGCGCAAAGGCGCGCAGCCGGCGGCGTGGATCGAGGTGCACGGCTCGGATGAGCGGCTGGGGGCGGTGGCGCCGAAGCTGGTGCAGGCGGCGATGCGGGCCATGGAGCTGGTCAAGCGCATCGATGAGCTGGATGAGGAGCTCAAGGGCCTGAAGGCCGAGTTGGCCGAGGGCGTGGGCGCTGGGCGCAGCCTGGTGGTGCCGGGGGGGTGCCGCGTCAGCGTGGCCAAGACCACGAGCGTGGGCATCAAGGATGCGGACAAGCTGCGCGAGCTGCTGGGCAGCCGCTTCGGCGACCTGGTGAGCGAGTCGGTGAGCTACAAGCCGAGTGAGGCGCTCATCGAGATGAGCGCCGATGGCGACGATCCGATGGCGCCGGCTTACCGGGCGCTGCTGACGGTGCGCTCGGGCACCACGGTACGCATCATGGCGGAGAAGTGAGATGGATGCGCTGGCGATCGACCTGATCGAGGATGGGGAAGACGCCGCGCTGGCCGCGCCGCCGGCGCGCGTGATCGATACGGAGCTGCCGGCGCGGATTGCGCGCGGCGGCGGCACGGTGTGGGAGGCGCAGCAGGTGGCCGGCCTGATGGCGTGGATGGAGCGCTACGAAAGCGCGCTGCGGCACATCGCGGTGCACGGCACGGGCGAGGCGGCCATGGTGGCGGCCCGCGCGCTGGTGGGCGACTGGGCAGGCGAAGACGGCGTGGTGTCTGCGTGATCCAGCCCATGCCCATGCGCCATGGGCGCGTGGGCATGCACGGGATCGACGCGATGGAGGATGTATCGTGGATGCCAAGACGAGACGGCGCGTGCTGTTGGGCGTGGCGCACAAGGCAGCGGCGCAGCTGGGGATGGATGAGGAGACGCGCCGGGCGGCGCAGATGGCGTTTGCGGGCAAGGGCAGTCTGCGCGACTTCAGTGACGCGCAGCTCATCGCCTGGTGCTGGGAGTTGAAGCGCCGGGGCGCCGACATCGGCATCCCGGCCCCGCCGCCCAAGGGTGGCGCGGGCTGGGGGCGACCCACGGATACGCAGTGGGCCGAGATCGAGCGGCTGGCGCTGCGGATGGGCTGGAGCGGGCTGGATGACGGCGCGCTGCGCGGCTTTGTGCGGCGCACCTGCGAGGTGGAGGATGCGCGCTTCATCACCCGCGGGCAGGCCACCGCCGTGATCTCGGGCCTGCGGCGCTGGGTGGCGCAGCGCGAGCGCAGCGCCGGGCAGCGTGAAGTGAGCCGGGGGCGGGCATGAGGCTGCGCTGTCCGGTGTGCCACGCCGAGGCGGCGCTGGAGGCCTGGGCAGAGGACGAGGCGGCGCGCGAGATGATGGGGCTTTTGTCCGGATTGGAGGCGACGTTAGGCCGGGCGCTGGTGGCGTATCTGGGGCTGTGGCGCTCGCCCAGCCGGGCGCTGGCATGGGAGCGGGCGCTGCGGCTGGCGCGCGAGGTGCTGGCGCTGGAGCCGGATGCGGCGCGGCTGGCCGCGGCGCTCAGCCAGACGGTGGAGCAGCTGCGCGGCAAGCGCGAGGCGGGCGATGGACGGGCGCTGTCGAGCCACGGCTATCTGCGGCGCGTGCTGGAGGGGATGCCGCGGGCGGCGCAGGCGCTGGCCGCTGCGCAGCCGCAGACGCCGGAGGCGGCAAGCGGCCGGCGCCCGCGCGCAACGGCGCCGTCGGCGACGCTGGATGGGTTGATGGCGCTCGAGGACCTCAAGCGCCGCGCCCGCGGCGATGATCCGGGAGCGGCGAGATGAGCGCGGATGAGGCGGTGCCGGGCTGGCTGGTGGCCGAGGTGGCCGAAGGCGTGCAGCGGCTGCTGGTGCTGCGGCTGGAGGGCTGCCCGCCGGCCGATACGGTGCAGGCGGTGGCGCTGGCGTGGGCCGATGCGCTGTGGCTGCGCGCTGGGCGCTGGTCGGCGCAGGAGGATGCGCCGCGCCTGCGGCAGGCGTTTCGGGCGCTGGCTGCGCACGCCACGCGCTGGCCGGCGCCCGCGCAGCTGTGGGAGCATCTGCCGCCGCGCCCCGAGCCGCTGCGGATCAATCCGCCTCCGCTGACGCCGCAGGAGCGCGAGCGCATCCGCGCGATGCTGCAACAAGCGCGTCGAAAACTTGTATCATGATAAGGATTTGCGCGACGCCTGCACTGTGCGGGTGGCGCGCAAACCCCTATCCGGAGGGCACCTGACGCGCTGTGGCCGAAGCGCTTTGGGGGTGCGACATGGCAAGTATTCACGCCGCGCGGCTAGAGCGCTCGCCGCGCTTGCAGCGGGTGCTGGAGCTGCTCTCTGACGGGCGTTGGTACTCCACGCTCGACATCGTGGTCGGCGCTGGCGTGTGCGCCGTCAACTCTTGCGTGGCGGAGCTGCGCGCCAACGGGATTCCGGTGGCCTGCCGCCGGGTTGGGCGCGAGCGCTTCGAGTACCGGATCGGATCGAGCGATGGCCGCGCATGATCTGGAGCGCCTGATCGGGCGCGAGGCGCTCGTGACGCTGGCGCAGGTGGCCGGCGGCCTGGACCTCTACATCCCGGCCAAGGTGCCGATGGACGGGCCGTTGCTGGAGCTGCCGCTGGCGGCGCAGGAGGCGCTGGCGCGGTACGCCGGCGGCACGCGGTTGTACATTCCCATGCTCTCCGGCGAACTGCGGCGCATCCGCGATGCGCAGATCCGGGCGGCCTCCGACGCCGGCGAGCGGGTGCAGGACATCGCGCGCCGATTCCGCCTCTCCGAGCGGCGGGTGTGGGCGATCCTGGGGTCGCCGGAGCCGCAGGATGAGGCGCAGGCGAGCCTGTTTTGAGCGGATTGCAGGCGACAAGGCGCGGCGTCAGCGGCCTTGCGTAGCTCGCTCCAGCGCCTCGGTGATGGTCTCCAGCACGGCCTCCTCGTCCTCTTTGGATAGCCCAACAAAAGGCCGCGCCGGGATGTCGCCCCACGGAATGGGCGCGCCGCGGCGGGTTTTGCCGTGCGCGCCGCGCTTGGCGCCGAAGTGCAGCGTGGCGGCCTGCACGGCGTTGCTGCCGGCCTCGACATAATCGCGCCCGGCCTGGTACGCGAACTGGCTGGCCATCATGCCGGAGTCCACCAGGGGGCGGGTGCCCTTCTTGCGTGCCAGCGTCACGGGCGAGTTGGGCGCGAAGGGCCGGCCCTCCACGTCGCGGCTGTCGCGCAGCCGCGCGCGCATGCCCTCCACCAGCACCTGGCCGATGTCGTGCATGACGGGGGTGAGGTCCGAGACGCGGCGCTGGAGGTTTTCGAGCGCCTGCCGCACTTCGCGGTCGTCGATTTCGATGCGGATGGGGGGCTTGGTCATCTTCCTGTTTGCTATACTTTATTCAGGTGCGGGCATCCCATCGTCGCGCTCATACCGCGAAGCGTTACGGACGTATGATGGGGGGACGCACCTTTCTCTTGTACATCGTTTTGAGCGCCACCATGCGGCGCTTGGGCAACACTTCAAAGACGGCATGGTATTCGACGCCGTCGATATCGTGAATTAACTCAATGGCTCGTCGGCCTGCATCCGTGACGCCTGCGTCCTCTATGCGCCGGGCATCATTGATGATGCGCGGCAAGAGGCGATAGTCGCCAGCGGAAACGGCAATTTGTCCTCTTCGCGCCTCGACTGAGACATCCCCATGTTGATTGTGGATATGTCGCACGGCGTAGGGATCGAGCGCCCAGTCATATAGCTCATTGCCGAGCTTGTCGATGCCTGTGATGGCGGAAATCTTCCGCGACTGATCCGATGTCAGCAGCCCGATGGTCTGATAGGGTGATGTCGGCGGAGGGACAGGCGCGCCGTTGCGCAAGCCAAGTGCGCGTTCGGCATAGCGGCGCACAATGTCAGCGGTTTCTGCGGCGCTACGCTGCGCAGTCGCGAAGGCGTCTCGCGCAGTCTGTGGCACGGCATCCATGTAAGCCTTGGCGATGGCGTATTCCCACTGGATGGTCTTTTTTGCCAGCGCCCGCACCCGCTCCACCACGCTGCCGCCGGGCATATAGCCGAACCCCTTGTCCACCCCCACCGGCGCGCCGGTCTTGGGGTCGGTCTGCCCGGCCCACGAGGGCAGCGGCTTGTCCCAGTCGCCGCCCAGGCGGCGCGCCTGCGCGGGGCCGCGCACCCCAAGCACCCGGCAGCGGCAGCCCCAGCCGTTGGGCGGATAGTGCGTCTGCCAGAAGGGGTCGTCCTTGGATCGCACGATGCCGTTCAGCGCCACGTGATGCGGGCGCGGGCGCTGCACGAAGTCGCTGTGCTTGTACATCCAGTGGGTGTAGCCGCCGTCTTCGAGCTGGGCGCGGCGGCCGGCGGCGTAGCTGGTGAGCAGGTTGGTCTCGTAGATGACGCGCGTGCGCCAGGCCAGGCCGCGGCCGCCCTGGGGACGGTCGGTGGTGCGGTCGTCGCCGGTAAAGCCCGCCCAGCCGCGGCGCTGGATGATCTCCAGGAAGCGGCGGCGGAACTGCTGGATCGTCTCGCCGTTGCTGATCGCCTTGTCCACCGCCTCGGCCAGGTCGGCCAGCAGGTCGGCCTTGGCTGCACCCGCGACCATGAAGGCCACGTCGTGCTCCTGCTGCCAGAGGTCGGTCCACTTGGCGGTGGGCACGAGCCGCCCGAGCTTGCCGCGGAAGAAGGCGATCTGCTCGGCAAACGGCAGCTTCAGCGCTGCCGCCACCTCAGGCGCGCGTGCGGCGGCGGGCATGGGCGTGCTCCTCAAAGCGCTGCCAGGCAGGCAGCCTGGCGGCCCGGCATTCCAGCCATTCTCCGACCCCACCCACCATCATGAGCGCCCGGCCGGCCAGCATCAGCGCCGCCCGCACGAGCACGACGGGGGTGAGGCACGCATTGCGTGCAATCAGGCGATATTTCACGTGTGCCGGTCTCCCATCAAGGCCGTGCGTCTGGAATGGGCGCGCTCCCAATCGTCGCGGCAGTCGGTGTCGCACCAGCGGCGTGGTGCGGGCAGCGGCTCGCCGCACCAGTAGCACTGGCCGCAGTAGGGCAGGATGGGTGCTGGCGGCGTGCGGCGGCGCAGGGCCTCTTCGCGCTCCATGCGCTCCTGGGTCAGGTCAACCTCGTCCGCCACTTTCCGTCTCCACGTCATAGCGCCCGGCCAGATGCGCGGCGGCAAAGCCGAGCGCCATGACCTCGGCAAGCTGGTCGCTGGGCAGGTCGCCGTAGGCGGCAAGGAGCGCATCGCGCAGGTCTTCGAGGCTTTCGGCCTCATCGACCAGGCGGCGCACGGCGTCGAGGATCACCCCCCAGGCGGGCGCGGCCTCGATGTCCATGCGCTCGACCATGGCGGTGACGGGCGTGGGGTCGTCGGCGGCATCGCGCCAGCCGTCCGGCGTGCCCGCATTGCAGGCGACAAGCTGCGCGGCATTGGCTTCGGTGTCGGGCGCAGGCGGCGGCGCGGCGCCGCCCAGCACCGGCTCGTCCTGCGCCGGGTCGGGGATGCCCAGGCGCTGGCGCACCCAGCGCTCGGGGATGCGCACGCCGGCGGCCGCCAGCGCCGGGATGGCCTGGGCGTAGGCGGCGATGTCGTCCGGCTCGCTGGTATCGAACACCAGGCGCGGGCAACGGACTGGCGGGATGCCAAAGTTCAGCGCGGCAAAGGGCGCGATGAGGTCGCGCGTGAGCGTGGCGGCCACCTGACGCGCGTCGGCGTCGCGGATGTCCTCGCGCACACGCTCGTGCATGTCGGCCACGCCGGAGCCCAGGCCGGTGCTCTTGGCCTGGGTGGAGAGCGTCTGCCCAAGGATGGCGAGGGCGATGGCCTCATCCGCCCAGCGCACCATGGCCAGGTGCGGGCTGTCGCCGCCGGAGGCGTTGACGTGCTGGATTTCCAGCTGCATCTCGAGCGGCATGATGGCGCGCGCATCGTGGGCGAGGCTGGCTACTGCTTGCAGCAGGCGGCTCTTGTCCTCCTCGGTGGCCTCGCGGCCGTATTTGCCGATGACGAAGGGCAGGCCGAAGGTCTCCAAAAACTCGGCGAAGTCGCCAATGGCATAGGCCTTGTAGACGAACGGCCAGACGATGGCGCGGTAGATGCCGCCGCGCGCCACATAGCCCGCGCGCGGCATGCGCGGCTGGTGCAGGATCCACGTGTAGGGGCGCAGCGGCTCCGATCCGGCGTCGGTGGCCAGCTCGATGCTGCGGCGATCCTCGGAGATGGCGAACCAGTCGTGGGGCCGGGCGTGCAGCTGCGGCAGCCACAGGCCGTCGCCCCTGTCCCACGCGATCTCGATGGCGGAAAACCCATGCCCCACGGCGTCCATCAGCGCCACGATGGCGTCCTCGATGGCGTCGTCCATGCTCTCCAGCCACCCGGCGATGGCCTCGGCGGCGCGTTTTTCTGCCGTCGAGGCGTCCTTGGGCGGCTCGATCTTCCTCGGCAGCCGCGCGATGGCGAGCGCACGTTGCTGCATGGCGGCGGCGATCATGGCGTCGCGGTCTTGCATGTCGGCAAAGAGCCGCGCCTGGGCGGAGAGGTCGCCCGCGTCGGCATCGCGCAGCATGGCGGCCACGGTGGCGGGTTTGAGGCCCGAGAGGGCCGACTCGTGCCAGGGCCGGGCGTAGCGCGCCACGCGCGCGGTCTGCGGCTCGCGCAGGGCTGCGGGCCGGATGGTCTCGGTCATGCGAATACCTCCCCGCGCCCGCCGTATCGGGGCGCGTCATCGAAGTCCGGTTTGGCTGGACGGCGCGGCAGCGGCACGAAGCCGTCATAGGCCGGGGCGGCATCGAGGCTGGCGGAGACCGCCAGCGCCAGCGCCCAGAAGCGGTCGGCGTGGCCTTGCTCGCTTCGCTCGGCCACCAGGCGCGGCGCGCCGGTGGGGCCGGCCACCCGCTGCACGGAATGCAGGTCGGCGCGCAGGGCCGCGTTGCCGGCGGGCAGGCGCAGCCTGCGGTCTTCCATCGCCTCCTTCAAGGCGGTGGCCATGTCGAGCTTGCGCGCCTGGCTGAAAAGCACCCCCTCGACGCGATAGGCGCCGTGCCGCCGCTGCGCCTCCTGCACCGGCATCTCGCCCAGCCCCGTCTGGTCCAGCGCGGCGCGGATGACGCGGTATTGCCGCATCACGCGGTCGAGCTCGGCCAGCTGGGCGGCGAAGCTCGTCGCGCGCAATTCGATCAGTTCGCGCAGCCAGAGCACGTCGCCGACCTGCTCCAGCACGGCGATGACGGTGAGGTCGCCGCGCGCGGCGAAGTCCATGCCCACGTACACCGGGCCGCCGGTGTACTTGCCGGGGGCGGCGGCATCCTCGCAGCCGTCGATGAGGTCGTAGGGCAGCCAGGCGGTGGCCTCGTCGATGAACTGGCACTCGAACTCCTGCGCCCAGGCGATGGGGTCGGACATGGCGCGCTTGAGCTCGTCCACGTTGCGCGGCAGGCCGTCCGCCACGGCGTCGTAGATGGTGACCACGTGCCGGGAAAACAGGCTGTCCGGCGCGGTCATGATCTCGTAGAACTTGTCGCCACGGCCGTTGGGCGTGGAAATCACGCGCAGCTTGAGATCGGGGCGCGAGACCACGGGCAGCAGCGCCGTCCAGATGGCGCGGTTGTCCTGGTGGTGGGCGAACTCGTCCAGGATCAGGTTGTCGCTCATGCCGCGCGCGGTGGATGGCTTGCTGGCAATGGCGCGGATGTAGCTGCCGCGGTGGCCAATCCTCACCACGTGCGCGAGCTCGTCCACATCCAGCGGCTCATCCAGCGCCTCGAAGGCCGCGCCGATGGCGCGCAGGTGGAGCTTGACCCCGTTGTCCATCGCATCCAGCGCCCGGTCGCGGCTGACAGACAGGATCGTCCAGCGCGACACGCGCCCGGCGGCCTCGGCCTCGAGCACGTCCAGCACCGCCTCCAGCGTGGTGGTGAAGGTTTTGCCCGTCTGGCGGCTCCACATGCCGGCCTTGAAGCGGGCCGTGTCGGCCAGATAGCGGCGCTGGTAGGGGTAGAGGATGGGGCGGGTCATGGGATTGTCCCTGCCTCCGCTTCCGTCAGGCGCTCCACGGCCACGCGGTGGTAATACTCCACCGACTCAACGCCGATATATCGGCGCCCGCTTTTGATCGTGGCCACTCCTGTTGAGCCGGCGCCCTGATATGGATCGAGTACGGTGCCTCCTGGTGGGCAGGCTTCCACGAGCTGCGCCAAAAGCTCGACTGGCTTTTCGACGGGATGACGCCGAGATGCTCTAGGCACTACTGGGTGGCGGAACACTCCGTCTAGATAGACGACTGGTTCGCGGAGCTGCTTGCCTGGTTTTTTTGCGCAGATGATGAACTCAGACTGTGCGCGGAAGCCGTTCTGCGTCGGTCGCGTTGCGCGGCCCTTGTCCCATACGCAAACGCTTGCGATGCAAAACCCGATGTCACCCAGCATGTCTAACATTGGAGTCAGCGCACGCCAGTCAGAAAATGCCAGCGCATATCCCCCTGGCTCCAGGACCCGGTGGCACTCGAAGAATACCGCTCCTGAACCATAGGGCGGATCGGTCAGCACCATCTGGATGCTGTTTTCAGGCAGATGCTGCAACACGCGTTGTGCCCTGCCGCAGTAGGCTTCGAATCGAAGCCCGGCATGGTGGTGCGTGTAGTCTGACCTGAAGCAGAAAGGGCGTGCATCACCCGCCATACAACCCCTCCCTTACAGCCTTGAGCGTCTCGGCATCGAGCGTGCGGCCGGCTTTTCCTGCCTCGCGCTCGATGGCGTCCAGTTTCGTTTTCACTTCTTCCGCCCACTTCTTCTGCCCGATGCTGGCGCGGCTGGCCTCGGCCACGGCGCGGGCGGCTTGCGACAGGAGCTTGACCTGCTCGGCCGGGTCGGCGTCTTCGGCTTCGCGCACGCGCAACATCGCCTCGAACAGGGCCGACTGCACCAGGCGGATGACGGCTGCCGAGTGTTCGTCGGCGGCGTCGGGCGCGGCTTCGGCGATGAGCCGGGCGGCTTCGGCGCTGGCTTTGATGGCGCTCATGGTGCGCTGGATGCGCTGATCCGCCCGCCAGATGGCCGAGTGCGAAAGCTCATACCCTTGCGCCTTGAGCGCTTCGGAGAGCGCCACGTAGCCTGGGTGGCTGCGGTCGGCCAGGGTCTTTTCCAGCCAGGCGCGCACCTCGGGCGGCAGGGCATCGACCTTGCTTCTGCGCGCCATGTCACCACCTCGGCGGGCGGGCGATGCCGGCGGGGGCGTCCGCGCGGTATTCGTACACGTCCATCCCGTGCGCGGTGAGTTCGGCGGACCACACGGGGCCGCGCTCGTCGATGGTGACCAGGCCGTGGGCCTTGAGCCAACCGAGTTCGCGGCGGATGTCGGCGGCGCTGGCGCGCACCGGGATGTCGTGCGCGCAGGCGGCCAGCAGCGTCTCCAGCGCCCCGTAGGGGCGGGCGTGCCACAGGGCGGTCAGCAGCACCCAGCGCAGGGTTTCGCGCTCGGCGCGCTCGATGTCGATGGCCTGGCCGAGCGGGTTAGCCATGGCGGGTCTCCTTGACGATCATGAGCAGCATTTCGTGGATGCGGTCGAGCTTGATGGTGATGGCCGACATGTCGCGGATGTGGTCTTCGCGCCGGATGTAGTGCAGCGGGAGTTCCGCGCGCAGGCCGGTGAGCTCGGCGTCGATGCGCCGGATCTCGGCGGCCATGGATTCCAGGCGCTCGAACCGCTGGTCGATCTCGCGCATGAGCCGGTTGGCAAAGCCGCGCGCCATCAGCGCCACGGCGCCCAGCAGCGCGCCGATGGCCCACACCGAGACCTGCCAGCGCATCAGGCCGGAGAGCACGTCACCTTCCATGCGTCACCTCGTCCCACTGGCGGATGGCGTCGATGCGGGCGCGGCATTCGCCGTAGAGGGCGATGGCGTCTGCGGCCCATCCGGCGATGTCGGCCTCTGTCGCGCCGGGATCGGCGGAAGCGGCGGCATCGGTGTGAGCAGGCTCGCCGGCGGGCGCGGGCACGGCACTGGCGTCTGCGATGGTGGCGTTGAGCAGCCCGCGAGCAGGGCCAGACAGGCCGCAGCGGTCAGCGGTCGGCAATCCATACAGGGTCTCCTTGAGGCGGCGTTGGGTGTCGGTGAGGCGGTTTTTCGTCGCCTGCAATGCGTGCACGGCGGCGCGCTCGGCGTCCTGCGCGGCGGCCAGCCGCCGGGCCGCATCCTCGGCGGCGGCCTGGCGTTCAGCGGCATGGGCGGCCTCAATGCGGGCGATTTCGGCGCTGGCAAAGCGCCCCTTGAGGGCGTGGCCGGCGGCAAATCCGCTTGCGGCACAGATCACGGCGACGGCGAGCAGGGGCCAGGGGGTGATCACTTTGATTCTCCAAGGCACAGCCTGTATTCCGCCTCGCGCCGCTTGACCAGTCCGGTCAGCTCGCGCCCACCGGCGCGCGTCCAGCGCCTGATCTCGGCGCAGGCCCCGGCGTAGTCGGGCGGGGTCTGTTTGAGTTTCTTCACCAGCGTGCTGCGGCAAAAGGCGCCCGGCCCGATGTTGTAGACCAGCGACTGAAAGGCGGCCGCCTCATGGGCGGCCAGCGGCACCTCGCCAATGCAGGCGGCCGCCTCGCGCCAGAGGCGGTTGGCATCCTGCGCCAGGCGCAACACGGCGCGCTCCGGCGTGATGGTGTCGCCGGGCCTGACCGGGCGGCCGTCTTCGTGGGTGGTGGAGCCAAAGCCCACGGTCTGCACGCCTGCGCCGTCGTCGTAGGCTGTGCGGCGGTAACCCTCCCAGCCGGCGATGCCGGCCAGCGTGATGGCCGAGACGGTGATGAAGATGGCGGGTGTGCGCTGCATGCCGGCGATGCTCGCGCGACGCCGCGCGCGATGGCAGCCTGACGCTTTTCATGCTTCCCATGCCCTCCCCCGGCGCGCAGCATGCGCGCCATGAAGTGCACACACCACGCTCACGCCATTGATCTGCATGCCTCCGCCGACGCCCCGCCGGAGTGGGTCGAGCTCATTCCGGCGGGGGATTTTTCCGGGCGGGACGGGCGCGGGCCGTACCGGCTCGATGCCGAGGCGGTGCTGACGGCCTTTGCCGACGGCGGCATCGACCTGCCCATCGATTACGAGCACCAGAGCCTGGCCGCCGATGACAAGGCCGGTCCCGTACCGGCAGCCGGATGGATCAAGGCGCTGGAGGTGCGCGAGGGCGCGCTGTGGGGGCGCGTGCAGTGGACGCCGCGCGCCGCCGAGCTGATCGCCGCGCGCGAGTACCGCTTCCTCTCCCCGGTGTTCCGTCACGTCCAGGGTCGCGTGGTGGCCCTGGCCGGGGCGGGACTGGTCCACTACCCGAATCTCGACCTCACGCCGGTTGCCAACCGACAAGGAGACGCCATGTCCGATCAGATCGATCTTGCGCCCATCGCCGAGGCCCTGGGCGCGCCTGCCGACGCCGACGCCGCGCAGCTCGCAGCGCACGCCGCGAGCCTGCGCCGCCGCGCCGAGTCGCCCGATCCCGCCGAGTGGGTGCCGATGAGCCAGCACAAGGCCGTGGCCGACGAGCTGGCCCGGCTGCAGGCCGAGGTGGCCCGGCACAAGGCCGAGGCCGCCGTGAGCGAGGCCATGCGCGCCGGCAAGCTGGCCCCGGCGCTCAAAGACTGGGCCATGGGCTACGCCAGCCGCGACCCCGAGGGCTTTGCCGCCTGGGCGGCTGCGGCGCCGGTCATCGTCAGCGCCCAGTCCGACGCGCACGCGGCCAAGACGCCCGAGGCGCTGACCGAGGAGGAGCGCTACGTCTGCGCCCAGCTCGGCCTGACCGAGGCCGACTTCATCGCCCACAAGCGCCTTATCAATAAGGAGTGATCCATGGCCATCATCACCCCCGCCCTGCTGTCCGGCCTGCGCACCGGCTTCTCGAAAGCCTTCCAGGACGCGCTCGCCGCCACCCCCACCGACTGGGAGAAGGTCGCCACCCGCGTGCCGTCCTCTTCCGCCAGCAACACCTACGGCTGGCTGGGCCAGTTCCCGGCCCTGCGCGAGTGGGTGGGCGACCGCGTGCTCAAGGACATGGCGGCGCAGGCCTACCAGGTGCAGAACAAGCTCTACGAGGGCACGGTCGCCGTCAAACGCACCGACATCGAGGACGACAACGTGGGCGTCTATACCCCGCTGTTCGCCGAGATGGGCCGCGCCGCCAAGGCCCACGCCGACCAGCTGGTCTTTGCCCTGCTGGCCGCCGGCGAGACCACGACCTGCTACGACGGGCAGAACTTCTTCGACACCGACCACCCGGTCTATCCGAACGTGGACGGCACCGGCACGGCCACGCTGGTGTCCAACCTGCAAGCCGGCACCGGCCCGGCCTGGTATCTGCTGGACACCAGCCGCGCGCTCAAGCCGCTCATCTTCCAGGAGCGCACCACGCCGGAGCTCGATGCGCTGACCAGCACGCAGGATGAGATGGTGTTCATGTCGGACACCTACCGCTACGGCGTGCGCTACCGCTGCAACGCGGGCTTCGGCTTCTGGCAGCTGGCCTACAAGAGCAAGGCCGCGCTCGACGCCGACAACTTCAACGCCGCGATGGCCGCCATGATGGACGTCAAGGCCGATGGCGGCCGCCCGATGGGGGTCAAGCCCACCCATCTGGTGGTGCCGCCTTCGCTTCGCGCCGCCGCGCTGTCGCTCATCGAGGCGCAACTGACCACGGGCGGGGTGAGCAACCCCAACTACAAGGCGGTCGAGGTGATCGTCTCGCCGTGGCTGGCCTGAGGTGAGGTGACGCCGTGATCCGCCTGATCGTCCGCACCCGGCCCGCCCACGGCGACGCGCGGCGCTACCGCGCGGGCCTGGGCCCCTTCGGGCGCGAGCCGCTCGAAGTGCAGGCCACGCCCGCGCAGGCCGAGCGGCTACGCGCCGACCCGGCGCTGCTGGTGGCCGAGGCGGACGGGGCAGCCGATGCGCCCGCGCCCGCCGCAAAACCCGCGCCGCCGCCCGCTGCTGCACGCACCCGGCGCAAAAACGGCGCTGAGGCCGCGAACGGCTGAGGTGGCTATGGAGGTATCACCCATCCCCAAAAAATCGCTCCACGGGCCTAAAAACCCGTTTGACGGGGTTAGATGGAGGACGGCGCAATGAGCTACGCCGCATTTGCCGATTTTGTGGCGTCGGTGGGCGAGGCCGAGGCCACCGAACTGACCGATGCCGTGGGCGCTGGCGTGCCCGATGCCGCCGTGTATGCAGCGGCGGCGGCGGACGTGGACGCGGAGATCGACGGCTATCTCGCCGGGCGCTATGCCCTGCCGCTGTCGCCGGTGCCGCGCCTGATCGTGCGCATCGCCTGCGACATGGCGCGCTACCGGCTCTGGCGCGAGCAGGCCAGCGACGAGGTGCGCCGCCGATTCGAGGATGCCCGCCGTCTGCTGGAGGCCATCGCCGCCGGGCGGGTGCAACTGGACGCGCCGCGCCCGGCTCAGGAGGGCTTGACCGGCGGCACGCTGGAGGTGGCTCCGGGCACCCGGCCGCGCGACTGGGGGGTGCTGCAATGAGGCTGCCGCAAGACTGGCTCGACATCGGCGCGCAGATCGTCGAGCGGCTCCAAGGCGAGCTTTCCGGCGAGCTCAGGCAGGTCCGGCTGGCCGCCGCCATCGAGGAGATCGGCGACGCCACCCCGGCCTCGCCTGCCGTGTGGGTGGCCTGGGGCGGCGACCGCATCGTCGAGGGCGCAGGACCCGGACAGGGCGCGGCCCAGGCCATCGACCAGCAGTGGATCGTGGCGCTCTTGGTGCGCTCGGCCAAGGACGCGGCCAGCGGCGGCGGTGTCACCGACAAGGCCGGGCCGCTGCTCGCCCGCATCCTCGCCGCGCTGATGGGCTGGCAGCCCCAGGGCTGCCGCGCCCTACGGCGCGTCGAGGCCCCTCGCCCCACCTACCTGGCCGGCACCGGCGTCTATCCGCTGGCCTTTGCCGCCCGCCTCACCCCCGTCAACACACCGTAAAGGAGTCCCACCATGGCCTATTTCTCCGGACAAGGGCGTGTGTATCTGGCCCAGCGCGACGCCACCGGCAACCCGCTGTCGCTGCGCTGGGTCGGCAACGTGCCCGACCTCAAGATCAGCCTCAATGTCGAGACCATCGAGCACAAGGAGAGCTACTCCGGTCAGCGGCTCACCGACTTGCAGATCATCAAGAGCAAGGACGGCGAGTTCTCCTGCACGCTGGAGGAAATCTCCAGCGAGAACCTCGAGCTCTCGCTGTTTGGCCAGACCAGCCAGGTCAACAGCGGCAGCGTTACCGGCGAGGCGCTGCCCACCGGCATTGCCGCTGGCGACCTGCGCTTGCTGACCCACCAATTCGTTTCTGCCGTCACCGTCACCGATTCGGCCAGCACGCCGGCCACCCTTGTCGAGGGCACCGACTACCGGGTGCATGCCGCGCAGGGGGCGATTGAATTCCTGTCCGTGACCGGCTTCACCCAGCCGTTCCTGGTGGACTACAGCTACGGCGCGGCCAAGCGCACCGCCATGTTCAAGAGCGCTCAGCCCGAGGTGTGGCTGCGCTTCGATGGCATCAACACCGCCGACGGCAACCGCCCGGTGATCGTCGACCTGTACCGCGTGGCCATCAACCCGACCAAAGACCTCTCGCTCATTTCGGATGAACTGCAGAAGTTCGAGCTCTCCGGCAAGGTACTGGCCGATGTGAGCAAGGACGTCTCGGGGCCGCTCGGCCAGTTCGGCCGCATGATCATGCAGGGCTGATCCATGGCTGAGTTTTTTCGCAAATTCGACGTGCCTGATCTTGCGGTCAATACGTCATGGATGTCACCCATCATCGACATGATAGGTGTGCCTGGTGTCGTCAAGATCGTGTCCCATTTCACCAATGGCGCGCCACAGTGCTCTGCGTATCTCGTGGAGTCGGACGATGCGACGGAATGGTGGTCAATGGTGGCTGATAACGGCGTTACCGCGTGGAATGATTCTGTCTATGGCCCGGTATTGGCTGGCATGAACACTGCGCGATACGTGAGGGTGGTGTTCGAGGCTGGATCGACGCCAACGCCTGCCTGCAAGTGCATCATCGCCGGTCTGAGGAGTTGATCATGCGCGAGTTTTGTGACGACGAAGAACTGCGCGAGTGGATCGCCAGGCATGAGTACATACTGATCGATGCGCGCGAGGATGGTGGCGGCACGGTCTATGAGCCTGGCGATCCTCTTCCAGAATGGTTCGCAAGCATCAAGGCTCCGACTCATGACTGATATCGCTCCCCTCAAAGTAAAAGACCTGCCGGCCTTTCTCGCCGCCATCGAGCCGGTGGCGCGCGAGCTGGTGGCGGGCGACATTTTCGCCGCGCTGGCGAAGCATGCAGATGGCGTGATCGAGGCCACCGCCATCGGCGCGCGCGTGGATCGTCAATGGCTGGAGGAGCAGCCGATCGACGTGCTCGTCGATCTGGCCATCCGCGTGCTGGAGGTCAACGCGGATTTTTTCGTCCGGCAGGTGCTGCCGCGCATCACGGCGGCGGCGGAGCGGCTCGCCGCGCTGCAGGCCGCGAGCGGCTCTGGTGGCACGAATGGGTCGCCCGGCTCGTCGGCGCAGGCTTCGGCTATCGGGACGTGATGGAGATGCCGTGGACGCTGGCGCGGGATTTCGCCGAGGCTTGTGCCCGCATTCGGCGCGACAAGCTGCTGGAGGCTGCGGTCGCGGCGCGCGCGGCGCAGGCGGAGGGCAAGGATTGGGCGAGGTGGGTGAAGGAGATCGAGCGGTGAGTCAGCGCGGCCAGAACAGCCAGCCATTGACGCGCCTGGCCCAGCCGTACCCGAGCCCTTCGGCGACGGCGAGCAGCAGGACGATGATGCCCACCACGGCGAGCGTCTTCCACAGCCAGCCAGGCCACAGGATCAAGGCGAACACCGCGCCGAAGGCCGCCAGCATCCAGCCGACGAACTGAAGCAGCAGTTTGACCATGGCCAAAGACCTCGACCTCGCGATACGCATTACCGCCAAGGATAGCACCGCCGGCGCGCTCGGTAAGACGCGCGCGGGGCTGCAATCCATCTCCCGCGAGCTGGCGGTGATGCGCAACGCCTTCCTGAGCATCCAGGGCGTGATGGGCTTGCAGTCCGGCATCGCCGGCCTGGCCCGCCTGGCCGACGCAGTGCAGTCCACCAACGCCCGCCTCATGCTCGCCGTCGGCACGGTGCGGGAATTCGCCCAGGCGCAGCAGTTCGCCTACCGCGTGGCGGCGCAGACCGGCGCGGGCTACGAGGCGGTGGCCACCCTCTACACGCGGCTGGCGACCACGGCTAAGGGTTTTGGTCTCTCCCAGGAGCGGATCGCCACCGTCACCGAGGCGACCGCGCTCGCGTTCAAGGTCTCCGGCGCGTCCGCCGCAGAATCCGCCGGAGCGGTGCGCCAGTTCGCCCAGGCGCTGGGCTCTGGCGTGCTGCGCGGCGATGAGTTCAACTCCATGATGGAGCAGGCCCCACGCTTGATGCAGGCACTTGCCGACGGCCTTGGGGTGCCGATTGGCAGGCTGCGTCAGCTGGCCGAGCAGGGGCTGCTCACCACCGACGTGGTGGTGCAGGCCATCGAGTCGCAACGGGGTGCGATCCAGCGCGAGGCCGAGGCCATGCCGCGCACCCTCGGGCAGTCCCTGTCCCATGTGCGCGATGAGTTCGGTCGGACTATCGATGCGTTCAACCAGGCCAGCGGCGCAACCCGCATCGTCGGCGCGGCATTCGACGCACTGGCGAATCACATGGACGCCATCGCCGGCACCGGCCTGGTCGCGGCAGTCGGTGGGGTCACCGTGGCGATCACCCGCGCAGGCATCGCCGCCAAGGAGCGTGTGGCCGCCATGCTGGCCGAGATCGCGGCCGAGCGTCAGGCCACGGCCACGGCCATCGCCCATGCGCGGGCCAAGGTGTCGTATGCCCAGGCGGAGCTTGCCGCCGCCCAGGCCGCCGTGGCCTCGGCCACGGGCATGGCGCGCCTGGCCGTGGTCGAAAACACGCTCGTCCCGGCCCAACAGCGGCTTGCGGCAGCCCAGGCCGGGCTCAACGCGGCCATGGCCGCAGGCACCGGCATCGCAGGCGGGTTGCGCGCCGCGCTTGCGTTTTTGGGCGGGCCGCTCGGCATTATCCTCACCCTGCTCACGGCGGGCGCCACCGCATGGGCCATCTGGGGCGACAAGGCCGAGAGCGCCGCAGACAAGGCCCGCGCCGCCATCGACCGCGCGCGCGAGGCGTCCGAGCGGCTTGCGCGCGAGCAGAAGTTCGGCACCGGGGATGCCGCCGACCTGCGCGAGGCCATCGAAGCGCTCGAAAAGCGCAAGGCGGTGCTGGAAGAGACCGCGCGCGTGACCTATCGCGGCAAGCCCAGCAACGAATTCCAGTCCGAGCTGGATCGCGTGACCAAGGACCTGGAGCGATTCCGCTCCGACCTGGCCGAGATCGAAAAACGCGACGGAGTATCCAACCCTGGCGCACCGACCGAGGCAGGCCGAGCGCTGCTGCGCAAGCAGTGGGATGCCTACATCGCCCAGTACGAGACCGGGGCCGACCGGCTCAAGCGCGCCATCGCAGAGCTGCGGGAAAAGGCCAGGGAAGCAGGCATCGGCGAGGATACGCCGGAGTTCCGACGTGCCCTGGAAAATCTGAAAGCGAAACTCGGCGGCCAATCCGCCGGCAAGGCGGATGCCGCGGTTTCCACCCGCCTGTCCGCCGACCGCGAGCAGGCCGAGGCCGCGCTTGCCCTGCTCAAGGACGGCCTTGCCCGGCAACAGGCCGCGCTGGATGCCGCGCTGGAGGATCGGCTCATCTCCACCCGCGACTACTACGCGCAGAAAGCGGCCATCGAGCAGCGGGAGATCGACGCCGAGATCGCCCGCCAGACCGCATTGCTCGCCGAGGCGCGTCGCACGCAATCCGATCCGCGCGCCTCCGAATCCGACCGTATCCGCGCCAAGGGCGAGGTGGCGAAGATCGAGTCCGAGCTGATCGTGCTCAACAACCGCCGCGCCGATATCGAGCAGGCCAACGCTCGCAAGGCGGCCGCCGCCGAGCGCGAGCTTGCCGATGCGCTCGCCCAGGCGCGCGAGGAACTCGCCCAGCTCACCGGCACCGACACCGCAGCCGACCGCCGCGCGGCCATCGAGCGCAGCTATCGCGACTTGCGCGCGCGTCTCATCGCCGAGAGCGACACGGCGGGCGTGCAGATCATCGACCGGCTCATCGACGTGAAGGCCGCGCAGGCCAACCTCGCCCGGCTGGAACAGGAGTGGCGGCTCGTCACCGAGCGGCTGCGCAACGCCCAGGAGGCGATCCAGATCCAGAGCCAGGCGGGGCTGCTCACCGAAGCCCAGGCCCGGCAGCGGATCGTGGTCTTGCAACAGCAATCGGCGGCCGAGATGCAGCGCCTGCTGCCCGCGATGCAGCAGGCCGCGCAGGCGATCGGACCGGAGGCGGTCAACCGCGTGGCCGCCTGGCGCAACGAACTGGAGCGCACGCGGCTGGTCGCCGACGAGCTCGCGCCGCTGTGGAACCGCATCGGCGAAGGCTTCGGCAACGCCCTGCAAGGCATGGTCACCGGCGCGCAGACGCTGCGCGAGGGCCTGTCGAGCATCTTCCGCAGCATCTCGGACGCCTTCCTGCAGCAGATGGTGATCCAGCCCTTCCAGCAGTGGGTGGCGATGCAGGCGCGGATGCTCGCCATGAAGCTGGGATTCACACAGCAAGAAGCGGCCATCGAGCAGGCGGCCGCCGCCCAGTCGGTAGCCACCAAATCCGCCGAGACCACCGCCAAGGTGTCGATGGACGCCGCCCAGGCCGGCGCGGGCGCGGCCGCCTCGCAGGCGTCGATTCCGTATGTGGGGCCGGTGCTGGCGATTGCCGCGATGGCGGCGATGGTGGCCGCCGTCATGGCGCTGCTGGGCAACATCAAGAAGTTCGCTGTGGGCGGCTATGTCACCGGCCCCGGCACCTCGACCTCGGACTCGATCCCTGCGCGGCTGTCGGCGGGCGAATACGTGGTGCGTGCGGCGGCCGTCAAGCGCGTGGGCGTGGCCTTTCTGGACGCCATCAACGGCCTGAAGGCCCCGCCCGGCTGGGACGGCCAGCGCCTGGCCTTCGCCGCTGGCGGACTGGTGCCGGCAGTGAACGTGCCGCCTGCGCAGCCGCAGGTGAACCAGGCCGTGCGCATCGTCAACGCCATCGACCCCGGCGTGACGCACGACCATCTTCAGACGCCCGCCGGCGAGCGGGTGATCCTCAACATCATCGGGCGCAACGCGCGCGCGGTGCGCGCCGCACTTCAAGGGTGAATCATGGCACTGATCTTCATCGACGGCTTCGACCACTACGACCCGCAGGCACTCGACCCCTTCGGCGATCCGTGGCTCGCGCGCGGCAAGGCGGCGTACCTGTCGCCGCAGGCCACGCGCATCCAGGGCCGGCGACCCTCGTCCTACGCCTTGCGCCTGCCCGCAGGCGCCGGCGGCGGGTATGTGAAGAACCTGGAGGCCGGGCGCACCCGCCTCATCGTGGGCGCGGCACTGCGCGTGGCGCCCTTCGAGAACACGGGCGCAGAGCCCGTGCTGCTGGGCGTGCGCGATGCGAATGCGCGAGTGGCGCACCTCGTCAAGATCGGCGAGGACGGGCGGCTCAAGCTCTACCGGCGGCTGTACGGAAACGACCAGCTGATCTCGACCTCGGTCATGACGGCGGCCGCGCGGGGGTGGCACTACGTCGAACTGCAGGTCGTGCAGGGCACGAGCACCGGCACGTTGAACGTGCGCCTCAACGGCGTGCTCGCGATCACCCTGTCGGCGCAGAACACCACCCAGGGCGGCGGGCAGTTGCTCACCGCCTTCGTGGGCGCTGTGCCGGGCGAGGATTGCCTGGTGACCACGGACGTGGACGACCTCTATCTCGCGGACACCTCGGGCACGATCAACAACACCTTCCTCGGCGACGTGCGGGTCGATGCGCTGAAGCCGCAAGCGTCCGGGGCACTGAACCAATGGGCGGTCGAGGGCGCGGCATCCGCCTGGGAGGCGGTCAGCGATGACGACGAAGCCACGGCCATCCGTGCGGCCACGGCGGGCCTGAGCCAGACCTTCGGCGTCGAGGCGCTGCCCGCAATGACCACCCCGGCGATCCACGGCGTGCAGGTGACCCTGCTCGCGCGCAAGACCGATGCGGGCAACGGCCGCGTGCGCGGGATCGTGGCGAGCGGTGCGCAGACGGCGGTGAGCGACGACATCCTGCTGCAAGAGCAACTGGCCTGGCACACGGCGCTGTTTGAGCGCGACCCCAACGGCAACGTGCCGTGGACGGAAGGCGCCTTCAACGCTGCCGAGTTCGGCGTGGAGTCGGCATGACGGATCGGCTTGTGCCTGAGGTGGTGGCCGAGGTCGGTGGCCAACCCACACCGGGGGTCAGCGTTGTCGAGCAACGGGCCGAGGCGATCTCGCGCGCGGCCTTCGGAGCGCTCGCCGTCACCGCCTTCGCCGAGACGCTGGCCGAGCCCGCGCCGCCGCTGCACGCCGCCGCCTTGCTCGTCGAGGTGTTGCGCCGCGACACCGCCGCGGCGGCGATGGTCGCAGAAGCGATGGAGGCCTTCGGCGAAGCGCCCTGGCCCGAGGCTCCACGCGGGGTGTTCGCCTTCCGTCACGACTGGGCCGAGCCCCTCATCGAGCGCCTGCAATGGGCCACCGGCGTGGCGCGGCTCGCCTCGGGCAACGAGGCGAGGCAGGGACAGCGGTGCGTGCCGCGGCGCTTTCTGACCTACCACGTGGGCCACGGGCGCGCGAGCGACGCGCTGGTGGCCGACTGGCTGGCCGACCATCTGGGCAGGACTGCGTGGTGGCCGCTGCCGCAACATGCGGTGCGGCTGGGTGCTGCCGCCGAGGCCGGGGCCTTCGCGCTGGACATCCTTGCGCCAGCCGGCCACGGCTTCGCGTCTGCTTCCTACCGGCTGGAAGAGGGCGGGCTGCAGCGCGAGGACGCGCCGTTGCGCGCCATCGTGTTCACGCAGACGGGCTGGCAGGTGCTGACGCTCACCGAGGTGGAGCCGGATCGACTGTGGCTCGCCGAGCCGCTAGCGCGGGCGGTTCCCGCGGGCGCGACCGTCCTGCCGCTGGTCGAGGGCGTGGCGGTGGAGCCGGCGGAGTTCGCGCAGTGGGTGCCGGGCGTCAATGCGGGCCGCGTCACCGCGCAGGTGGCCTTCGAGCCGCTGCCCGACGAAGAGCTGCCCGACGAAGAGCTGCCCGACGAAGAGCTGCTCGACGAAGAGCTGCCCGACGAAGAGCTGCCCGACGAAGAGCTGCTCGACGAAGAGCTGCCCGACGAAGAGCTGCCCGACGAAGAGCTGCTCGACGACCCCTGGCTCGACGGCCTGCCCGTCTGGCCCGACGGCAACTGGCGCGACGACCCCACCCATACGGCGCAGGGCGTGCTCACCCGGCAGGACCTCTCCCCGGCCGCCCCCTGGGTGCGCCGTGACGACCCGTGGCCGACGAGCACCTTCCAGCGCCGCTATCTCGCCACGGGGCGCGAGGACATCGCCCGCTGGCGCGCGCGGCTGTACCGCGCCCAGGGGCGGCTCGGTGCCTGTTGGATCCCCGACGGGCTTGCGTCCGTGCTACACGTGCGGGACGAGGCCGAGGTCGAGGCCGGGTACTTGCGCGTGGACGCCGAGGCCGGCGCCGCCTTCTGGCACCGCCCGGCCGCCGCGCTGATCCTGCACCCCGACGGCACGCGCCAGGCCGTGCTGACGGGCTCATTCCACCAGGACCACGGCGGCGTGCTCGTCTTGCGCTCGGGCCTCGATGCCGCCGTGCCCGCCGGCAGCCGCGTCGTGCGTCTGGCCCGCTGCCGGCTCGACCACGACGCCGTCGATCTGTACTGGCACACCCCCGAGCTGGTCGAGATTCCCCTGACCCTGCGCCGGCTGCCCGAGCCGCGCGGCAACGATCGCCTTACCCACGCCGAGGCATGAGCATGAACGAAGGGCCCTTGTCCGAGGTCGAGCTCTACGCCTTCGAGGGCGCGAGCGGCAGCTTCTACCTCACCCCGCACGAGTTCGACGTGGAGCTCTACGGGGAGCGCTACGAGCGCTGCCCCCTCGAGCGCAGCGCGCTCGCGCTCGGCGCCGAAGCGGCCAAGTCGGCGCTGGAGTTGAAGCTCCCGCCCGACCACGCGCTCGTGCGGCATCTGCTGCAGGCGACCCTCACCGGCGAGGCGACCGCGGTGCGACTGCGGATCGTCCAACGTGAGTATTGGTGGCTTTCCGGCACGCGCTGGATGGGCTGCGTGCTCGGGGTGGAGGTGGCCGATGACGCGGCCCGCATCCGCTGCGAGTCTGCCCAGGTGAGCTTGAAGCGCATTGGTCTCAGGCGGCTCTACAGCCGCGCCTGCTCGCACGTGCTGTATTCCGCCGCGTGCGGGGCGAAGCCGATTGCGGCCTGGGCCACGGTGGTCCAGGTCCTCGGCCGCAGCGTCGAGTTCGATGGCGGTGTGCCCGCCGCCGTGGCCGGCACGCTCGCCGGCGGCTGGCTGGAGACCGACGCCGGGGCGCGCCACATGATCGTGAGCGAATCGACCGTGGGCGTGGAACTGCTCTACCCGGTTGCCATCGAAGTCGGCACCGGGGTGCAACTGACAGCGGGCTGTGACCACAGCACGTCCACCTGCCAATCCCGCTTTGACAACCTCGACAACTACGGCGGATTTCCCTTCATCCCCACCAAGAACCCGTTCTCGACGGGCATCTTCTAAGGAGATCGATTGCATGTGGTACCTCGCCGTCATCGTCGTCGCCGCGCTGGTCTCCGTCGCCCTCGCGCCCAAACCGCCCACCCCGAAACCCGCCGAACTCTCCGACCTCGACGCGCCCACGGCCGAGGAGGGCCGACCGATCCCGGTCGTCTTCGGCGCGGTGCTGCTGCGCGGGGCGAACGTCGTGTGGTACGGGGATCTTTCTGCCGAACCGATCAAGAAGAAGGGCGGCAAGAAATGAGCAAGGACGTGACCGTCACCATCGCCCACGTGCGCGCCGCAGGCCTGTGCGTGCACGGCACGCGCACCTGGTTCGCACGCCAGGGCCTGGACTTCCGTGACTTCCTCGCCCGGGGGCTGCCGGCTTCGGTGCTGCTGGCCACGGGCGATGCGATGGCGCAGCGCGTGGTCGAGGTCGCGTGCCGAGATGCTGAGGAGCTGCGCTGATGGGCAGCCGCCGCAAGAAGAAGCAGACCGTCGGCTACCGCTACCGGATCGGCATGCACCTGGTGCTGTGCCAGGGGCCGGTGGATGCGGTGCAGGAGATCCAGGTCGGCGATCGCAGCGCCTGGGGCGATGCGAGCCGCGCGCCGCTGGCGAGCGGCCATGGGCTGGGGCGGCTCTCGATCCACAAGCCCAGGCTCTTCGGCGGCGACGAGCGCGAAGGCGGCGTGGTGGGTGAGGTGGATGTGCTCAGCGGCGATGCGACGCAAGGCCGCAACGACTACCTGATGAGCCGCCTGGGCGCAGCGATCCCGGCGTTTCGCGGGGTGTTGTCGATCGTGGCACGCAAGATCCTGTTCGCCGCGAACAACCCCTACCTCAAGCCCTGGGCGGTGCGGGTGCGGCGCTTCACGGCGGGCTGGCACGACGAACCCTGGGAGCCCTGGGACGCCGAGGTGCGGGCCTGGGATGACGAAGCCGGGGCCTACGTCACCGTCGGCATGAACCCGGCCCACATCCTGGTGCAGTGCCTCACCGATCCGCACTGGGGCATGGGCTATCCGCGGAGCACCATCGGCTGGAGTTTCTGGAACGCGGCATGGGCTTTGTCGAGTGATGGCTTCGGCCTCAATCTGATCTGGACACGGCAGCAGCCCATCGAGAGCTTCATCGGCCAGGTCATCGACCACATTGGCGGCATCCTCTACACCGATCCGGAGCAAGGCACGTTTGAGCTCAAGCTGCTGCGCGACGACTATTGGATCGACAGCCTGCCGCAGTTGGGGCCTGACGAAATTGTGCGGCTGGAACGATTCGAACGTGCCCAGTGGGGCGAACTGCCCAATGAACTGACCGTGGTCTACACCGACTGGGCCACCGGCAAGGAGGCCACCGTCACGGTGCAAAACCTCGCCGCGATCCAACTGCAAGGCGGCGTGATCAACCAGCGGCGCGACTATCCGGGCGTCAACTACGGGCCGCTGGCCGCCAGGCTTGCCTTGCGCGACCTGCGGGCGCTGGGTTCGCCGCTGGCGCGCATGACGCTCACCATCGCCCCCGGCGCCCTGGAGCGTCCGCCCCTGCCGGGAGACGTGTTCCTGCTGCATTGGCCACGCCTCGGCATCGAGCGCATGGTGGTGCGCGTCACCGGTATCGACACCGGCACGCTGGGCGCCACCGAATGGCGCATCGAGGCCGTGGAGGACGTGTTCGGGATGAGCAACACCGTGCTCTCGCCCCCGCCGCCGCACGTCGAGGAGCCGCCGCTGGAGGCGCTGCCGCCAGCCCTGGTGCTGGCGGTGGAAGTGCCGTACTGGGAACTGGCGCGCAACCTGAGCCGGGCCGATCTGGCCCAGATCACCGACACCGACACCTACGTGGGGGCCCTGGCCTGTGCGGGCGGCACGGGGCAGTTGAACTGGCAGCTCGCTACCGGGACCGCGAGCGCCGATCTCGAGGCGGTGGCCCCGGAGGACTACGCGCCTTTGCTCACGCTCGGCCAGGCGCTGTCGGCGAGCGAAGCCGATGCGTTGGCCGTGCCGGTGACGGCGCTGGCCCAGCCCGAGCGCCTGGCGGTCGGCGACTACGCCTACCTGGTCGATGCGGCCGGCGCCCCGCGCGAAGCGGTGGCGATCCTCGCCTTCGATGCCACCGCGGGCACGGTGGATCTCGCCCGCGGGGTGCTCGACACCACGCCGCAGATGCATCCGGCCGGCACGCGACTGGTGGGCGTGGGCGAATGGCTGGCCGCAGAGACCACCGAGCGCGCGCCGGGCGAGTCGGTGTTCGTCGCCGCCATCCCGCGCACGGCCAGCGCCGAAGGGGATGCGGTGCTGGCTGCCAACGGCGCGCCGATCGTGCTCGCCGGCCGCCAGGCGCGGCCGTACCCACCCGGGCGCATCCGGCTCAACGGCCAGCGCGAGCCCGCCGTGGTCGCCGGCGACCTGATCCTGACTTGGGCACACCGCGACCGCCTTCTCCAGACCGCCTACCTCGTGCGGCAGGACGAGGGCGACATCGGCCCGGAACCGGGCACCACCTACCGGGTGCGCGTGCGCGACCGCAACGGCACCCTGGTGCGCACCGAGACCGGCCTCACCGGCAACACCTGGACCTGGGACGTGGCGAGTAGCGCGACAGACGCCGGCGCGGCAGGCGACCGCGTCACCGTCGAGATCGAGGCCGAGCGCGACGGGCTGGCGAGCTGGCAGGCGCAAGTGCGCACCGTCGAGCGCGCGGGCTATGGCCTGCGCTGGGGGCAGTACTGGGGCGGGGTGTCGCCATGATCGCCGGGCCGTCCCAAGATCATGGCGCGCCCCCTCGGGGGGCCGCCGCCCAGCGGCGGGGGCAGCTATGAGTCCGCCGCGCATCGACGTGCACATCTTGACGCTCGATGATCCGACCGAATGGCGCGAGGCCTGCATCGCCAGCCTCGCCGGCGCGCCGATCCGCCTGCACCGGCTGCCCGGCATCCGGGAGCGGGTCGGGCAAGCCCGCGCGGCGGGCTTCGCGCGAGGGACCTTGCCGCTCGTGTCCTTCGTCGATCCCGACGACCGCTATGAGGCCGGCGCCTTCGCATCGCTGGCCGATGCCCTCGATGCCTACCCGTCGGCGGTGCTGGCCTACACCGACGAAGCGCTGATGGACGAAGATGGCCGCCCCCTCGGCGTGCGGCGACTGGCCTACAGCGCCTTCCAGCACGCCCACTCGGCCAGCCACGTCCACGGCCTGATCGTGATGCGCCGAAGCGCCGTCGAGCCGGTGCTGACACGCATCGCCGATCTCGACGCCGGCGCCGACTGGTGGCTCACCCGCCTCGTGGCCAGGCGTGGCGGCGTGCTGCACCTGCCCCTCGTCGGGCGCCACTGGCGGCAGCACCCGAACCAGCGCCACCGCCGCGCGCGCAGCACGGCTTTGGGGCCACTGCCGAGTCTTTCGACACCTTGAGGAGATGAACCGATGCCATTGACCGATCCGAACCTGGGCCTCGTCTACGGCTGGACGCTGGGCGAATCCGGCTGGCACGCCGGGATGGACGCGAACCTGAAGCGCCTGGGCGCTGTCGTGGGCCTGTCGGTGACGAGCCGCACCGTGACCACGCCACCCGCAAGCCCCGCCGAGGGCGATCGCTACATCGTGCCGGCCGGTGCCACCGGCGCCTGGGCCGGCAGGACCGACCAGATCGCGCTGTGGATCGACGGCGCCTGGGAGTACCACGCCCCGAAGGTCGGCTGGCTCGCCTACATCGCTGCCGAGGACAGGCTCGCCGTCTACAAGACCGGCGGCTGGAGCGCCGGCGTCGTCGTCTGATCCTCGTGCTCGCATTGCGTGCGAATATTTACGTCGCACGTAATCCGATCATGTCGCCTGCA